TCCCTCTGCTCCACCGTCGTGTAGGAGCCATCAGTCAGTTTGTAGACGTTGCTACCGGCATAGGTGGGTTCGGCGTAACGGAACAGGCGGCCCGCAATCGACATGTCATCTCGATCCGCTGGCGCAATCTCGGTGGTTGCGGGTGGGCGGAACAGCAGCAGTTTGACTGTGGTGGTGGATTGGCTGCTGGTGCCTGAAGCCGAAGCGGTACGTTGTGCGACACGAGCAGACACAATCTCCCTGCCACCCGTACCTGATGCTGAGGCGGTACGGAAACGGGTGATGAGTTTGGCGACCAGCGAATCGCCTGCACCGGTGCCTGTAGCGGTGCGTGGTGCGATGTGCAGTTGGCTGACGCTCGATGCACCTGTCCCCGAAGCGGTGCCCATGCGTGCGCGGGTAACCGCGCCCTCAGCCGTCTGGGTGCCTGTGCCTGCGGCTGTGGCGGTGCGTGGCACGATACGAAGCCCTGTGGCGGTCTGTGTGCCCGTACCTGAGCCAGATGCGGTGAAGGCGCGGGTGACCACGCCAGACGCGCTAGAAGCCCCTGTGCCTGCGGCTGAGGCTGTACGTGGCGCGATATGCAACCCGACAGCACCACCATCCGTAGTTCCTTGACCACTCGCAGTAGCCGACCGTGGGACGACACGCTCACCCTCAGCAGTCTGCGTACCCGTACCAGCGGCGAGTGCCGTGCGCTTAGCAACTAGCACCGTAGTAGTCGATGATGCACCTGACCCTGAACCTGTCGCAGTACGCAGCGATAGAACTAGACGTTGCGCAGTTGACGACCCTGTACCTGCTGCTGAAGCAGTACGGTCAACGACGACTAGACCGCGATAGAAACCTTGCGTCGTCTTATAAGGAGAAGCGAAATAGACGACCTTGCGGTACGTGTAATTCGGTACTTCCTCAAACTCTCGAAACCCAGGAGAGTCGGTGAACCCGAAACTGAAATCGGTGACTCCAGTAGCCATCTGGCTACCTCACCTCAATCCAATGTCAGCGTCAGCGAAGTGATCTGAAAAGTGTCACCAGCAGTCACCGCAGCAGACGACGACAACGCGCCAGTCCACAAACAGTTACCGGCAGTGGAGTTATCCCACAGCGAAAAATGCGAATAGGTTTCCGTGGTGGAAACGTTCGTCCACTCAACGGTCGCAGACGACGCCATCGAACCAGACGATGCAGCAGAGAATGTGACTTCCTCACGGGTTGTCTCTGTGGCTGCGTTGCTCGTGCCCGCTTCACCAGGGTCACCGGTGTGCAGCTTCACGTAAACGTTGCTCACCGAGAACGATTGAGCGCGAAGGGTATCGAGCAGTTTGTTCTCTGCGTAGTTAGAAATCGACATCAGTTACCTCGCGCAAAATGATAGCAGAAAAAACGAAGGAGGGGTGGCCGACCAGGGGAACGTCGAACCACCCCTCACAATCGTTGACTGAACTGGTTAGTTCAGTTACGCGCCGAGCGAGGACGCCGACTCAATGCGACGCAGTGAAGCCTCGCGGAATCGTGCGTAACCGCCGAGCCAGTACCAGCCGACTGGCTGGAAGCGCTGGAGCACGTCGACCACTGGACCGCGCACAACGCGTGGGAACGCGCCGTTGCCATCCACGATCGAGTGGGCCTTGGCGAGTGCCTGACGTCCACAGATGTGGGTGCAGTACGCGTCAATGGTGCCCGTCGAGCCTGAGCCGTTGGAGGCGTTCTCGAAAATCTTCGCACGTGGCGTCTCAATGAAACGCACACCTTCGAAGGCTCCGATTTCGCCGTTGTAGATACCGGCTGGGTCGCTGTACACGTGCGGGTCACGCCACGACGCGACACCGGTTTCACGGCGAAGGTCGTAACTCACATCGGGGTGAATGTAACCCATGTACATGCCGTTGAACGAAACAGCGTTGGCCTTGCGGAGAGCGGCGACAATCTTGCGAACGTCGTTTGCCTCGATGATGTCTGCTGCCGCAATGTTGTTGCGAGCAGTTGGGGTGGTGGTTCCGCCACCGCCGTAGATCACGTTGGTGCCAGCCGAAAGCACGTCACGGATAACTCCGTCAATGCTGATACCGGCGTTGTAACCAACGAGGTTTGCGGCTGCCGCATCCACGTCAAGGAACGACGTGCCACGCAACTTGGCGGTGGTGTTCACGGCATTGCCGTACTCATCCAACGTCACTTCAACTTGGCTGTCACCCATGACAACTGGGGTCACGTCGGTGTCCTCAGTCAAGGTGCTGGTCTTCTCGCTCAGGTCATTGAAAATGGTGAACTTCACCGATGATCCTGGCATTGCTTGTGCGACTGGCATCACGTCTGCAACCGCGTCGAACAAAAGTTCGCTGCGGAGTGCGAAGTACGCAATCCTGTCAAATGCAACCTGGTCTGTGAGCAGGCTGCTCTGTTGTGTCTTGGACATTTCCTGTGGTTCTTTCTCCCACAGGTTTATGCCCGTGGGCTAGATGTTTTCTGCTTCTTGTCTTGCTTGAGCCAAAATCTGCATGACCTCTTGCTCGTTACGAGCCTGATTGATTTTGGTTGACCAATCGACCACAGGATCACTTGACTCACCGGCACGTTGAGCCTTCGTAATACGGCTCCACGCATCAGCCTCAGATTTGGCTTGCGCCGTCTCTGCTGCTTTCGCAATGAGATTCGCTTCCTCCGCTGCTAACCGGATTGCCTCTGGTGTTACTTCACCGTCGTAGCCTTTTACGAAATACTTCGAAACAGGATTATCCATTGGGACTCCTGCTTTGATGAAAGCCATTTCGCGTTTGACTGCTTCGGCTTCCGCAAGCTGTTTCTTCAGCTCTGCGGATTCCTTTTCCAGTAGACGCATCCGTGCCCGCACGGGGTCTTTCGGTGCCTCGTCAACATTGTCGTCTTCGAACTCGTGGACATTGGACATTGGCTCACTCCTTTACCCACACCAGGTTGGAGGTTCCTGGTGGCTGTGTCTGATATGACAACTACCAGAGTAGCAGTATGACTACTTTTGTCAAGGGGGTGCTATTGGGCCATGCCTGCACCGGTTTCAACGGTGCCGGAGGTGGCTCCTGTGGTGCGTGCGAATGATCCGCCGCCAGCGAACTCTCCGACGCGTTGAGCGCGACGGCGTTCCAGTTCTTGTTGGGCTTCAATGTTGTAACCGAACGCTGCCCCAACCTTTTGTTCTTGGGTAAGCATCTGTTCGCCTGTCATTTCGCTGTAAAGACCAGCCAACTGGCCTGCGCGTTGGAACGCTGATTGTGCTTCCTCGGGGCTATATCCGCGGGCAACCAGGTCTTCGGCGGTTTGTGACAACAACTCAAAGCCGGCTTGCTCGTTGGCGCGGGCAGAAATCTTTGCTGCTTGCGCTTGACGGGTAAGTATCGGGGTGGCTCGCTCAGGGTCCAAAAAGTAGGCGGCAAGGCCGGTTTCACCGACGCCGTAAAGTCTTTGCATCTGTCGTTTTACCTCTGGGTCGGCGTCACGAACCATGACAAAGCCCTGTTGGATACGTGTATTCAATTCTGCTGGAGAAACATCGTTCTCAAGGAACTTGTCAAAATCCGATTGGCTGTCATAGAAGTCAGATGGCAGACCAGATGATCGCATCAAGTCCCTATAGGACTGTTCAAGTTCAACGTAGGTGGCTGGGGACAGTTCTGGCAGCGGACCGCCCGGACGATTTGGATTAGTCCTTGCAGCATTGGCGGCAAACCTCTTTTTGTATTCGTCTGTCCCACGCAATTCAAACAAGATGGCATCACCATCGGTGACGCCCTTGGCAACAAGTTCACGAACGTTCGCGGTCAACCCTTGCAGTCCGATACGACCGAGCAAAGAACCCAGACGGGCAAAAGCATCTTCGTCAAACTCCCGTCCAGGCGTAAGCGTGGGTGAAGTGCTGACATTCCCGCCAGCTGTTTCAGCTTGACCCAAATCGGTTCTCGTAACGTTTCCGTCAATATCGGTGACAACTTGGATGCGTCGACCGTTCTCAACTATGACATCTGATGAGGCCGTATAGAAACTGCGTCGTGCCGCGTAAGGATCAACAACGGGCTGGTTGGCTGGGATTGTTGCCAAATCGTCTTCTGGAAATGGAAATACATCTATGCTCATCGCACAAACCCAAACGCTTTCTCAAGATTCGACACAATATCGTTGACTTCTTTACGAGCATTAGCCGTGAACTGATAACCGTAATCGGGGTTTGACTTCAACTGGTATTTCCATTCGTTCGTTGTCATCAAACGCGGCTTGCCAGGTTCCCCACCCTTGAGTGCTGTGCCGATGAAATCTTCGGTCAATGGGATACCAGCCAAAGGAACGCCGAGAACTTCGGATGCAGATTTGCGGTAGTCATATGCGATGTCTTCCAAGGTAACACCTGCGTCAATGGCCTGAGCAAGATGCGGGTTGCTGACCTTGGCTTTCTCGCGGTAGATGCGCACCAAGTCATCCTGTGTCGTTTTGCCAGTCAACGTGTCCACGATGCGATCATCTGACATTGGGCTGAGATACGCATTGCCAATCGTCTGGATTGCCATTCACCTACGGCGTTCGGGTTGGCGAATGTCCCGTCATTGTTCCTGCGGAACACCTCCCTATATGTTTCAGCCTTCAGTGTTGCGCCTTCCCAACCGAACCGCATGGCGCTATTCAAAAGTTTGGCGTAGTTGGCTGAATCAAAAGAAAGTGCGCCGACTTGAGCGCGAACCTTTCGACCCATCTGCTGTGTTGCCAACTCCCGATACCAAGTGGTTCCTTCAAAACGTGTCTGGAACAAGGCTGGATCAGTAATTTTCGTTTCTGGATTGACAGCTTCAGCAAGAAGGTCAAACACATCTTTGTATTTAGTGCGGTCAAGTTCGTCAAGCATCCACGAATACTTCGAATAATCGCGGCGAACCGAGTCTTCCCATCCAGCCTGATACACCGGTGCTGCCGTCTTGCCGGTTTCTAGTTGTTGGCGCACCATCGCACGATTTTCTGGTGTGCTTTCCAAACCCTGTTTTGCCAACTCATCGGTGACTTGCTGTTTAGTGACCGAAGTTTTGAACCCAGGCGTAGTGCCCGAGCCATCCATTTGTTCAGTTGTGTCAGGGGCTTTGTCTGTAGTTGGTTGTTGGGGTACGACGCCCATTGGTACTGGCGGAACAAACGTTGCAGTTGTGCGCGTGGTGGTAGCAGTAGCAGGTTGAGCAACCGTCTGAACTGTTGCATATTTTTTCTGCAACTGCAATTCTTTTTTGGTGACATCTGATTGCGGTCCAGCAAGAGGCTTATAGTTTTGCGCTACCGTTGCCAGTTGTTTCGCAATCTTCGCCTGCTCGGATTCTAGCGAATTACGCAACGCAATCAAATTGTTGTATGCGTCAGAGAACTGTGGAACCCTTACCGTCTTATTGGGTGCCGTGAAGTTCGGGTCGTCAGCATTTTTAGGAACATAGGTTCCCTTGGCGATAGCGTCGTTTATGGTTTTGATTTGCTTGGCAAGTTCGTTGATGCGGTTATCGCCAGCGATCAAACCGTACTGTGTTTCTTCGGCCATTATGCGCCCAACTTCTTGATTGAATCATCCATAATATTCATAAACTGCATGGCTCGGTAAGCCTGAGTTTCCA